ATGGTACTGAGGATTTTACGGAACCGCTTGACGAGGAGAGAATTGACAGTATCGACTTTCTACGGGTTTATAACCGTTTTGAGTTGTTCTTGAATAATAGTAATTTATATGATGACATTACCTCAGATAAATTCGGAGAGCCTGAATTATATGAAGTAAGGCCATTGACGGGTGGGGAATCTTATGAAGTGCATGAGTCCAGGTTATTACGTTTTGACGGTAATCTTATCCCAGACGATTTACTGCAGGAACAAGAATTTTGGAGTGATTCTGTTTATCAGTCAGTATATGACAGGCTCCGGGGTTTAGATACTACATATGGTAACGTGGAACAGATCATTAGCGAGTTTACAATAGCTAAATTGACAATTGATAATCTACAGAATCAATTGGATAACGGTAAAGAAAATATGATAATGAAAAGATTACATATTCTCGATATGGCTAAAAACTTACTGAATACTATTTTACTTGATAAAGAGGAAGAGTTTGAAAGGGTAACCGCCTCACTTGCTGGACTTGAGGAAGCCGTTAACAAACTTGAAAGGGCTTATTCAGGTGTAACCGGTATTCCATCCACTTTACTTTTCGGAGAGAATCCGAAAGGCTTAAACGCTGGAGGAGAGGCCTCTTCACAAATCAGATTATACTACGATAATATATCGGCCCGTCAGGAAGAAAAATATCAGGAACAGACAGAGCGTTTAGTTTACCTTATAATGAAATCTAAGAAAGGCCCCACGAAAGGTCAGGTAGTAGAGGACTGGGCTGTGGAATTCAACCCGCTTTGGCAGATGTCTGAAAAAGAATTAGCGGAAGTAAAGAAACTGAACGCTGAAACTGATAAGATATACTGGGAAATTGAAGCCGTTACAGCGGATGAAATCACAATGTCCCGTTTTGTCAATGCCGGTGAATACTCTACAGATACTACTATCTCAGAATCTCATATAAAAGAAATAGAGGAACGGGAAAAAATAACAGGTAAGGCCGTTAAAGAAGGGCTTATAGTAGGCGTCAAGGAAGGTACTGAAGAAGACGAACTCAAAAATAAAAAGGATGAATAATGGGACTTAATATGAAACCTCATAGGCCGTGGTTTAAAGTAATTATCAATACTTTTCTTAGATTCTTCCAACCGTTTAGAAGAAGGAAATTCGTATTAGCTTCTATTATGTACGGTGATATTGTTTTAAGGTATGAATTTACACGGGTATATCATCATAATATTTTTGAACTCATATTATTAACCAGTTAGGGAGTTAAAATGCCTATAGATATTACAACATCTACCGTACGTAGGTTACGTAAAAGTAAACGAAGGCTTAAACAACCGGCTAATATACCTGAATGGAAACCGCCTTTACAGTGGGAAAAAGATTATATGATATATCTCACCCGCAATGTAAATCTGTGGCGTGATTCGTGTATACAGAAAGTAATCCCCTTTCTTGACGATTTAGTATTATCTTCACAGGTAGTAAGGCCGCCAGAAGCTTCAAACATTAAATCCGACTCCAGCGTTAGGGTTGACGGTTGGGTAGATCAGTTAGAGCGTATAATGATGGAGTATGAAATTACTCTCAAGGAATTACCTACCGGCCCGGATTGGAATTTTAACGCTTCACAAGTCGGGAAAGGTGTCGATGAATGGAATAAAGACCAGTGGTATAAAATATCCGACTCTGTTTTAAGCGTACCTCTTATACAGTCTAACCCGTGGTTGCCGGACACTATACAATCATTTGCAAAAGAGAACGTTTCTCTCATAAGTAAACTTCAAGGTAATACTGTACGGGATATTGAGGAAGTTATAAACAGGGGCATACGTCAAGGTAAAACCGCCAAAACTATAGAACAGGAATTACTTGACGGGACAGATTTACAAAAAGGAGTATTTCATAAAACCGAAACAAGAGCCCGTTTAATCGCACGGGACCAGGTTGACAAACTCAACGGTCAATTAACGAACCTGAGACAGACTGAAGCCGGAATCACTCAATATAGATGGCGCACGGCAATGGATGAGCGTGTCAGGAAGAAACACAAATCCATGAGCGGTAAGCTGTGTCAATGGGGTAACAGTACGGTTTATAAAAATACGCCCTTCCCTAAAGAGGAATGGAAATTACGTTCATCAATCGGAGGTATAAGCTTACATCCGGGACAAGATTACCAATGTAGATGTTATGCTGAGCCAGACTTCTCAACTATAGTCGAATCCCTGGAGGATATATAATATGAAGAAGGACGCGAATTTTAAGAATCTTGATAAGATCACCAAACTTCTCTTACTGGTAAAGAGAGTTTTATTCGCACACCTCAACATGCGTATAGGTTCCAGCGGCTTTACAGGTAAGATACACATTACTATAAATTGCAATGCTGGAGGTATTGGTAATACGAGTGTACAAGTATCTCAGGATTTTAATGAGAAAAATATTGATGCAATGATATAATTGTGTTATATTGAAATTAACAGGACTTACGGTTTATACGGTTTACTTGATACACCTTTCAAATGTTTACGGTTAGTATTAAGCCCGGGGAAATCACTGCTTAAAGGTGGTGATTCTTCCCTGGGCTTTTTTTATTTGTCAAGCACTTCACAAAAGAGAAAATAATGCAGACTAAATACAGAGGTAAGCCAGCACACGACGAATTTTCAGGCGCTTTACGTATGATAGGCGAAGTGTCAAGCAATATCTATGAAGGTTTAGTGTATAAAGCCTCCGGTGTATCTTTCGCTATCGCTGCCGGGGCTCACGCTGAATTCGTGTTACGTACGCCCGCCGCTCCAGCACTTATACAGATTCTGGGTACTATTCTTACCGGTCAAGGTAATCCGTGGAGGATCGAGCTTAGGGAGGATGTGGTTGGGACACTCAACCCAGAAATAGTAGGCGCATTTAAAAATCTCAATAGGTCTTCTATTCTATCAACCAGCTTAACCGTTTACGATAACGCAACTATAACAGATGACGGGCTTTTACTTGACGAGGGAGATTTCGGAGGCACTGCCGGGCAGGGTAATAATGCCGGCGATATTGGCGGCGGTTTGATGTTTTTCGGTTGGATGTTAAAACCTGACTCAAATTATTCTATAAGAGCTGTGAATAATACCGGCACGTTAGCGACGTTAGGTATTGATTTAGTAATTAGAGAATCTACCTCACCTCAAGGGAGTTAATAAAATGTCATTGACAGAACAAACATACACTCAAGACGCTTTACCTACTTTCTGGCAACCTGTGAATAGGGAAACGTTTACAACTACATTCAATCGTGTAATAGGCGCTCCTAAGACGCTGTCAACGAATGCAGTACTTGATACGTATATAGTAAACCTTAGTGCGGGACACGCCTTCGTAGCTAATGATATATTATTCATGACACAAGACGGTAACATCTATCAAGCCAAAGTCTTATTGGTAGATGTAAACGCATTGACAATGGACACACCGTTGAATTTCCCGTACCTAACCGCTCCAGGCGTTGAAGGTCAGGCAACTATAGTATTTAAGATAGAAAATAATCTGGCAGTAAATGGATCAGCTACCCCGCAGAAGTTTGAAGTGTTCGCACCCGGGGATCATGTATGGGCTGTAACACGCATGTTCATTACAATGTTGACAGATGGAGCGCCTGATGATGGCCTTTTCGGTGATTTGGACGCCTTAACAAGGGGCGTAATATTCAGAATACTTAACGGCCGGATATACAATAAAGGTAACTTCAAAGATAATGGCGATATAGCCGCGATATGTTACGATTTAACTTATTCACAGAGATCCGGGCCTCACGGTAGTCATGGAGTACGTGCCCGGGCATCTTTCGCCAGCGCCGGGAAATCCGGTAACGCGATTATACTTGACGGAAGTAAAAACGAAAAAGCTGAGGTTATAGTACAGGACGATTTACTAAACCTTGTTGAATTTAAAATAGCTTTACAAGGCGTAGTACTTAAATAAAGGAAACATATGTCAAACATAATTAAGAACGTTTACAGATGCGACGAAATGTTGGAAGATATTTATCAGATAGACGACGGTATCGAATTTGTAAAGGGTAGCGCAACCCGCACAGATGAAGGTTATATTAAAGGTGTCGCGCCTGTCGCTAAAATCGGCATTTTACGCTATAGACTACCGAATGGGGATATACGTAGGGAACTCGTAAACGCGGACACTTTATTTAATTCCGATAGTATGAAAACTTTGGAAATGAAGCCTTTCACTAATTTACACCCTAAAGAGGTTTTACTTGATAATAGAACAGTTAAGCGTAGAAAGATAGGCACTACCGGAGAAACTGTAAAACAAGACGGTGAGCATTTAATGGTGTCGTATGTTATTATGGATAAAGATGCTGTAGACTCTATTGACTTAGGGAGAAAACAACTCTCACCCGGATATAGATGCGATTTACTTTTAGAATCGGGAAACCTTGACGGGGAAGACTACGACGCTATACAAAAAAGAAGACGTTATAACCACGTTGCCTTATGTGATAATGCTCGCGGTGGATCTTCTTTACAAATAAATATAGATCACTGTGATGGTTTCGAAAGTGATGAAAATTTTACATATAATTCTTTAACAACTAAAAAGGAGAAAATCATGCCAAAAATTAACATCGACGGTATTGATTATGAAGCGTCTCAGGAAGTTATTAATTCCCATAAAAAACTGGCTACCAAAGTCACTTCTTTACAAGGGAAAATTGACGCACACACAGACGGCGTTTCCAGCGTAACCGCTGAACGCGATAACCTACAAACAAAGGTAGACGGCTATGAAAAAGAAATGCCCGGAAAAATCAGAGACGGCATTAAAAACAGAATCCGTCTTGAAAGACTCGCGGAAGTCGTGCTCGATTCAAAGGATCTCGACAAGCTCGACAGCCTGGAAAACATCGACCTTAAGAAGAAAATTATCGTAGCCTCTTACCCTGATTCTACTATCAAGCTTGACGATAGAGATGAAGCTTATTTGGATGTACGGATTGACGGCGTTCTCGACGGCTTGACAGAAAAGAAAAAAGAAGCTGTTAACAGTCAACGTCAAATTTCAGCTAAAAAATTTGATGAAAATAAACGGGATGAGAAGGACGAAACTAAATCCCGTAACGATATGATTGACAGCCTGGAAGAAGGCTGGAAGACAGACCTTGACGACTTGTACTCCAAAAAGAAAAAATAAAGCGGTTTCAGTTATATAGTAGAGTAGTAAAAACAATTCATAAGTTTTAATAACATTTACAGGAGAGAATTTTTATGTCTCAAACATCCTACAACTTAAATAGCCCGGCTTTACAGTTGGGTATGAAACTTGATGCCGCTTTTGATCTTGTAGAAGGATCATGGGCCGCTCAAGAGGTACTCCCTATAGGGCGTGTAGTGCGTAAGACTGTCGGGATTGATAACGGGGTAGAATTACCCGCTGTCGGTACTGTGGCGGCTGACCTTATTGGTGCGGTTATTTCAGAAGCAAGTCTTATTGCGGACGTCAACGGTTTAGTAGCCTATGACGAAAACGCGCCTGTCAACGTAATGCGTGACGGGAAAATGGTTCCTTGGTGTGAAACTGCTTTTGACCCTGATACAGACACAGTACATGTACGTATCGTGGCCGGCGGAGCTGGTGAACTTGTCGGACAAATAAGAAACGACGTTGACGGCGGAGACGCTATCGCATGGCCTAACGCTACAGTACGTAATACACTGGCGGGCGCTGGTCTGGCTGAAATGTCAA